CGATCCGGCAGGCGGGCGGGGCCAGCGGGCCAGCGATCCGCCCCAAAGCAGGCCGGGCGCGGCGGCGATCTGGCAGGCGCGGCAAGGCGGCGGGCGGTGCTGGCTGCTGCATGGCTGGCAGTGTGCAGGCGGTGCAGTAGGGCGCGGCGGTCTGCTGTATGCTGGCATAGGGCAGGCGGGCGGCGCTGGCATGGTATGCAGCAGGCAGGGCGGCGGCGGAATGCCCGGTGCAGCCGGTGCGCGGCGGGCGCTGGCTGCTGCAGGCGGTGCAGTGTGAGCGGCCCGGCATAGCGGGCAAAAAGAAAAAAGGCCGGGGCGGCGGCGCGTTGTGCGTCGGTCGTCCCGGCCTTTTCTGCTGCTGTTGTCGCCCCGGTGCAGGGCTGTTTTTGCCGTTTGCCGGAGGGGTCAGATTCTTCACTTAACGGCATATCGCTGCAGTGGTAAGGGTTAACTAGGCTATATGCCGCCCCAGTAACCCCCTATAGTCCCCCTTCTTCCCCGCTTTTCACGGTTTCACGGAATCGCCGCCCACGGAATCAGCCCCCGGCAAATCGTCCAGCGTCAACGGCTGGCCCTCTTTTGCCATACGTTCCCGCACAGCCTGTAAAATATATCCTTGCAGACTTTGCCCCGCAACCGCGGCGGCGGCGCGAATCGCTGCCCCCTCTGGCTTGAGCGGCCAAACTGTAATGCGGTCACACTTTGCGTTGTATTTATCGTTGTTACGTCTTTTTGCGTCAGATACCGGCATATTATTACCCCTTGCTTATTTATTAAATATAATATAGCACAACCCAGCAGACACCGCAACGTGCAAATTGCACAACACCGCAACGTGCAATTTGTGCAGAACGCCAAAAACACCGCAACGTGCTTGACATGCGACACGTTGCGGTGCTAGAATACAGCCACGGCAAGCGACACCGCAACGTGCTAGCAAGCCGAATAAGCCGAAAGGAGAAAAGCCGCATGAATAAGCACTTTTTCGAGCTGCCAAAAGCCGTCAAGCGTGCCGTTTGGGCCGCGCTGATGGCTGAATGGCAAAAGAAAAAGGCTGCCAACCGCACCACCGGTTAACAGCCTACTTGTTCGCATGAACAAGCACTTTTTCAAGCAATCTGATTTTACCACCGAAAGGAAGTGAAGTCAAGCCCGCCCCGCAAGGCCGACGGCATCCGCCGCCGCTGGTGCAAGTCCAGCCGCCCCAAACGGGGCGGGCGCTCATGGGGTCCGGCATTCCGCCGGGTCAAAACCAAAATCAAAAGGAGATTGAGAACATGACCGCATTTGACAAGAAAGTAAACCAGATCGCCGCCCGGCACGGGTGGAACATCGAGAAGCAAGCCCGCGCCGCTGTCCCTTGCTACATCATCGCCGCCCCAACTTATGAGGATGCCGGGAAGATCGTTGCCGTTCTGAACCGCTGCAAGGGCTTGCACCATGAAACATTGACCCCGATTCACTATGAATCGTGGGCGGTCAAGGTGTATGACGCTGGACAGATCGCCGCATATCGGGAACGCGAACGGCAAAAAGCCGCCCTTGTTGATGCTTTCTATATGGCATTGAAAGCCAACGGCGGCGACCAGAACGCCGCGAAAGCTGCCCAGCGTGAAAAGGCGGTGCAATGGAACGCCGTCGAAGTGTTCAATGAAATTTACGCATGACCCCCGGATACCTTGACGGGCCGCACCACGAAAAGCGACCCGATCCCACCACCCCGGAAACGTCCGGGAGAAAGCCGAACACACACCACGAAAGCAAAAAGGAGATATGAACCATGAAACGAATCATCACCGCTGCCGCTCTGGCCGCTGCCCTTTTGGCAGGCGCACCCCGCGCCGCTGCTGTCTGTCCCTACACCGTCGGCCCGCTGGGCCGGTACATTGCCCCGGCCGTTGTGCAGGGCATGACCGCCACCGACGACGGGAACGCCGTTGAAGTCTGGTGCACCGACGCGCTGGACGGCGACGACTGGTTTTTTACCGTGGATAACGAAACCGATCTTCGGATTTTTGACCGGGTGCAACTGGTGGTGGATGCCGCCGGAACGCCGGACGATTTCAGCGACGACCGCGTTATTGATGCCCTGTATTGTCACGATTGCGACGGGATCGACGATTGAACGAAAGGAGCGCACAACATGAAAACCCTTGAAGAAATCCGCAACGAATGCCGCAACGAAAACCACGCCGCCCGCCGCCTGTTGTCCGCCGGGTTCCGGCTTGAGGGGTGGGACATGAACACGGGGCGGCGGATCGTCGCCCGCATCACGAACGAGAACACGAACGACGAACAGTGCGCGTTCTACGAGTTTCCCGACTATCAAACCGCCGCCGCTGAACTTCTCGCATGATCCCCGCCGGATACCTTGACGGGCCGCACCGAAAAGCGACCCGATCCCATCCACCCGGCCCCGCCGGGAAGAACCACAACAAAAATTGAAAGGAAGTATTTACCATGACGAACAATCAGATCATCCGCAACGAAGCCGCCCGGCTTGACCCTGCCACCCTGCACGCCATCGCCACCGCGCACCACACCCCGGACGAGATCGCCGCCATTGCCGCCGCTTGCAAAACCACCGACGAGAACGGCAACGAACAGCCCGCCACCGTGGCCGATGTCGAAATCATGCTTGCAGCCGACGAGCTGCACACGTTCGACCACTGGAAGAAAGAGGGTAAGAGCGTCAAAAAGGGTGAAAAGCATCTTGTTTGCTGCTACCTCTGGAAGTACACCACGAAGCCCAGCAAAGAGCAGCGAGAAAAAGCAGCGGCAGAGGGCAAGGAAGCGGCCCCCGATCCGCATTACTACCCCACGAAATCGCACCTGTTCAGTTGCTTACAGGTTGAAAGCAGCAAGCCCGCCCCGGCTGGCCGGTTTGGATCGACCGCTGCAATCATCGAGTATAACAAGAAGCTGGCAGCCGAACGGAAAGCAGCGAAAGCCGCCGCCGAAAAGGCAAAGGCCGAAGCCCCCGCCCCGGTCATCACCGAAGAACACCACGAGTTGCCGGAACTGGTGCACGCCGATCCGCTTCCCACGAAAAAGGCCACGAAGCGCACCGCCAAAAAGGCCCCGGCAAAGAAAGCCGAAACGAAACCCGCCGGGCCGGACATGGAAGAACTGAAAAACGCTTTCGTCAAGAACTATTCCCGCCTGTACCAGACCGACGACGACCACGAAAGCGGCGAGTTTTACGACGCCGTGGACAAGTTCGACGAAATGAGCGCAAACAATGCCCAGTTTGCCGCCACCGTCCAGAAGTTCAATAAATACATGGGCGACCTTATCAGCAGTGACCGCGAAGCCGCCGCGTTTGTGATGGCCCTTGACGATTTGGAAAAGGCAAAGATCCCCGAAATGGTTCCCAGTGTGCAGCAGCTTTGTTTTGCATAACACAAAACGGACACCCCAGCAGGGCCGCACCGCTCAAAGCGGCCCCGCCCCACTTCCCACCGGCACCCCGCCGGGGGATCGTCACGAAACACGAAAAATGAAAACAGGAGGCTTGAATTTATGTCTTGCATGATGCTTTCCCCCGCCCACATCGCCACCGTTGCGCACGGTCTGGCGTATCTGCTCAATCAATCCGAAATGTGCCAGCTTTCCGCCGCCGACGAATTGCGCGACGCTCTGGGCGCTTGCAGATACCCGCACGATTTTCTGTATGACGACCGCCGAATCTACCCCGTTCTGTACCGGCACAACGAAGCCGCGTATGAAGGGCGCTATAAGGCAGAGCCGGACGAAACCGACGAAGTGCCAGCCATGCCGGACAATGTGCCGCACCTGCTGCACCGTCTGGACTACAACGAGCATTATTTTCTCGATGCTGATTTCTTCAAATTCCTGAAGCTGCTTGACTGCTACATTTACCAGTGCGAAGAACAGGCCACGGCAGACACGAATTTACAGAAAGCGCTTGTAAAGACTTCAAACCACTTGTACGCATTCGCCGCCCAGCAGAATGCAGCATACAACGCCGCGCCGTGGTGCATCTGATCCGCGCCGGATACCTTGACGGGCCGCACCGTAAAGCGACCCGATCCCAGCCGAAAGGCACAACACGAAACGCGAAAAGGAGCAAACGAATTATGACAACATACTATCCCATCAACGAAAATCTGGCCCGTGCTTCCCACGATATGCGCAGCATGAGCACCTATCCGGACGGCTATGCAACCAGAGAATACCGTGCCAGCGTGGACAAAGCCGCCGCTCTGGTCGAAGAAAAGAAGCAGAAAGTCAGCCCATACTATCACGAAAAGCTGGACGCGCTGCTTGACAGCTACGCCCGCCGCCTTGCACAGTGGACGGACGACCACAACCGGAACGGTGCAAGCTGCCCCTCTGTGCTGGTGTGCGGTGCTGGTAACTTCCCGGTGCGAAAGAAGCAGAAGCAGAACGCCCGCGAGGATACGCTTTGGCACGAATATGAAGAAATCGAAGCCATCTTGACGAAAATCAAGGCGGTTGGCACCGGCCCCGTTGATCTGGCCGACCCCCACGCCCGCGAACTGCTCACGGATCAGCTGAACAAAGAGCAAGACTTGCTCGAATACTGCAAGGGTGCCAATGCCTATTACCGGAAGCACAAAACCTTGCGCGGCTATTCCAACATGAGCGACGCGGCAGCTGATGCCCTCACCAGCCCGGACGCCTTTTCAATGAGCCTGTACCGCAAGCCCTACGGCGATTTTGAGTTGACCAGTATCCGCGGCAAGATCAAACGGATTCAGACCCGCCTTGACGAACTCGACAAAGCGCAAGCCTCCGCTGCATCCGGCCCCGTTGAAGATCAGCACGACGGCTACACCTACCGTGAGAACAACGAAATCATGCGCGTGCAATTCATCTTTCCCGGAAAGCCGGACGACGAAACCCGCGCCATGCTCAAAGAGAACGGTTTCCGGTGGGCACCCAGTCAGGGCGCTTGGCAGCGCCAGCTTACCGCAAACGCTAAATATGCAGCGCACCGTGTCATGGAGTTTCTGGACGGCAACGAAAACGAATAATAAAAGCGGACACCCCAGCAGGGCCGCACCGATTCAAAGCGGCCCCGCCCCATCTTCCCGGCATAAATGTCGGGAACATCACGAAAACGAAAAGGAGCTATGAACCATGACAGCCAAACAGCAAAGCACCGAATCCGGCGGCGGTCTGCGCACCGTCACCCTCACCGCTGACCAGTGGAACACCCTGTATTTCTACCTTCTCACTTCCACGAAGTACCGCAACGGCGAAATTGAAGCGTGGGAAAGGCTGGCCCTTGAAACGAACGAGGACGGTTCCCCAAAGTTCATCCACGCCGCCGACAATGCGCGTTATCTCCGGGATCAGGAAAAGACGCTGCACGAAATCGCACAAAGCATCTGCTGACAACCCGACCCGCCGGGGAAAATAGGAGAATTGACTTCATTTTGTAGTCGGTTGAATGCCGATCCACTGCCCCGCCGGGGTGAATCACGAAAGGACGAAACGAATGTACTACTTCATTTACTGCAAAGGCCCCAACGAAAAGCGCTTCACGCTTTGCAATCCATGGAAAGGCACACGCGGCATGGGCAAAGTATATGCGCCGCGCTTCCTCAAGGATCAAGCCGACTATGCCGTTGCATGGATGGCCGAGCACAACCCCGGCTTTATCTTCCAGCGCCGCCCGGCACGCTGAACATCACCACCACGAAAAGGAGCAACGAACCATGACAACCAACGAACGCTTTCTCTCAGTCCTGCATAGGATCACTTCCTGCCGCCACTTGGCCACCGTCAACATAACGATCTGGAATGGGCGCATTGAAGTCCGGCATACCGTTTTCGATGAAATGTACATCCTGCGCAGCTTTCCCCTGCCCAACACCCACAACGAATATTGCGCCTACATGGCGGTTGCCTGCCGGTGTCTGTCCGACAAGCTGCTTTCGTGGGCAAGCGAGTACGACCACGGCAACGACGTTCTGAACAAGCAGTACGACACTGTGAACAAAGCCTTTCGCAAGCGCTTAGAGGAACAAGAATGACCCGTGCCCCGGTTCCATGCCGGGGCATCTTGTGATATACTTTCACTAACGAAATTGGACTTTTCAAGCACGAAAAGTTCAATTCCAGCAACGAATTTGCAAAAAAGGGGGCATTTTTACGAACGAAGTCGAATTTTTTGCGCCTTGGCGTCTGGTTGCCAGTTTTGCCGACGGCACCCGCGCCACGTTCGACGGTCTGACCGAGGAGCAAGCCCACGCCGCAATGGAAGCTGCCCAGACCGAGCACGGCGACATTGGCTATTGGAACCGTGTCACGGATGTAAACTATGAGGACGGCCAGTATTGCGGCACCCTGCAGGAACCGCCCACGGTTCATGTTGTGGATTTTTCCGGGTATGACGGGCCGCTGGACGAAAACGGCTTTCCTGTTGGCCTGCCGAACGAAATCGCCGAGTACATGAAGCAGCACGGCGAACCGCCCACTGTTCCGAAAATCATCATCAAGAAAAACGAACCATAAACGCACGAAATCCCTCGACGGAATTACCCGCCGGGGGATTTCTGTTTTTGACGATTCGCAAGTTTGTTTTTCTGAGCGGTTCGGAGGTTTCGCGGAAGCCTTTCATTCTGCACGCGCATAAATTCGCTTCATTCTCTACCCTATAGTGTCTTTCCGGCACGAATTAAGATCGCTGAAGTTCGATTCTAAGGGCCTGTTTTTGCAGGTTTTCTATCAAAAATCAGGCATAAGCCATTTTACAGCCCCTTTTAATCGCGCGCGTCATACGCGCGTGAGAGCAGTTCTTCGACCATCGGGACTTCATCCAGCATGGAACCCAGAACGACCAGCGCGAACTTTTCCCACCGCTGGGCTGTGATCTCTGTTTTTCTCAGTTCGCGGGCTATGGTTTTCCAGCCTTTTTGTAACGACGGATCACTGTAGACATACCGCCCGCACAGGATCGTTTTGTAACGACTGTTCAGCCGGTCTAATTGTCCCCGGATCGTGGTCTGATCTGCACGGAGAACATCCTTCCGAACACGAAGTTCATTTTCCCGGCGCTGGCACTCCACATCATCAGCCAGCTTCACAGCCAGCGACGCGGTACTATCTCCCGGCGTGCTGCCGTGCGGCATACCGTCCATAGCAATGCCCTTGATGGGATTGTAGCGGTCTCGCAGTTCTGCCAGCTCAATGTTGACATCATCAAGCTGTGCTTCAATCCCGCCAAAGTAGCGCAAAATCATTTTCGTTTCTTCTGCCTGCATTTTGCCCTCCTACGCTCCGTACCGTCAAAATTCTGTCGAGAAGATAGGCCCTGCACCGGGCACACGCGCAACCTCCGTACTGCCGCCGGTCATCTGGGCGACACACCGGCCCAGTTTGGTATACGCCACATACTCCCCGTCTTTTGCCCATTCGAGGAACTGTTCATAGTTTTTTCTGGCTTCTTCCACGGTGCTGTTGATCTGGGCACGATCATAGCCCATAGAATCCAGCGCTTCGATGAAGAACCGGATCACGAGATCACCAGCGGCACGCCGTTCGGCCAGCGCGTCTTTTTCACGCTGTTTGCGCGGGTATTGTCCCGCCGGGAGGACAAACGGCTTATCCAGCATCGGTGCTGTGCGCTCTCTCAGCTTCTCGCGGGCTTTCGGCTGCCCATATGCGCTCATTTCAACCGTGTATACCTCTGCCCGGTGGTTCATTTCCGTGCAAAGCCGCTCCTGCTTGTCCCGGTTGAAATCTAGCGTGTCATTGGCTGCGATCATGGTGCAGTAGCTCACCACCTCGCCAACGGCCTGCCGGTTCAGCGTCAGGTTCTTTCTGGTGTTTACCTTTTCGGCGCACCGGGCAAAGGCATTCTGTGCCATATGCATAGACACTGCCCTTGGGATTCCTCTGCTCATGATGTTTCATCCTTTCCTTTCGGTCTGTTGGGCGCACTTCTTCCATGCTTTGATTTCTGCTGCAGTATCAGGGGTAATGTGTTCCACAAAGCGCCAGCCCCGCGGCTCCGCCACAAGGTCGATGAACATACGGCGGCGGTGGATGTAATCGCGCTGCTGCCGCCGGGTGAATTTGCTTTTCACCTCTACAACCTCAACTGTGCCATCTGCATAAGTCAGCACAAAATCTGGGGTATAGTGCATCGCCGGTAGTTTCACATTGCCGTATTCTTTTTCGGGCAGCATGGTAAACCTGCGGTGCGATTCCACCTTCACGATCTCCCCGCGCTGGACTTTTGGCAGAATCATTCCCATGTAGTAGTCGTACTCGCCCCTGCTGTCAAACTCCCGTCCTGTTTTCTTGGCGGCTGCAGCCACGGCTTCCAGCGTCGGTGCTTTTGCTCTGCATCTGGCCGCAATCTGTGCTTCCGCCTGTGCCCGATACTTTGGTGGCAGGTCAGAAAGTTCCATCCTCATACTCAAGGCCGGTTCCTCCTGTTCTGCTGCATCCCAGTCTCTTTGCGATATAGGCGCACGATCAGGTGCCGGGTGTTGTTGCCGGTGATTATGGGTTCGCAGTAGTGCAGGGTGTATCCGGGGTACATCTTCTCCCAGAATGCACGATCTTCCAGACGGTTCTCGCAAACATCTTTCAGCTTGGTGCGGCTCATTTTCCCATCGTTCGGGCGGGGCATTTTCGGCGGTTTCAGCCCGCGGCTCTGCCGCCAATGGCGCTTGCACCTCACATTCTTCATGATGTACTTTGCAAGGCTCGTGATGTAGCCATGATCGAAGTGTAGAGGTTCGCAACGGGCCATGCCGCGCCCGCTCCACGCTTCCTCTACCATTTCACGGGTCAGACCGTAAACGCGCTGCATAATGACATGGTGATGGTGCTTTCCCACCCACACCCCGTCAACATACGTCGAGTATTCATGCACGACGATCCACTTCGGGTGCCGAATGCCTTTTTTATCGCACATCCGGTATAGCTTTTTCATGGCGGCGGAAAAATCCTTATCCACACGCTTTGTGTCCGCCGGGTCGGGCCGGTGTTCATCGTCATAGGTGTATGTAACAGAATAATCGCTCTTGTGGAAGTTGCGCTGAACCAACAGCTCTAAATACCGTCCACTTTTTCGCAAATTGTACGCTTCCTTCGCAATGGAGCTTGCCAGCTCTTTTTTCTTGCGGGTGCTGGCCTTGTGCTGCTGTTCCGTGATCTCGAAAAAATCCACCTGCATGGTGTCAGCCGTGGCATAGTCTTTGCCGCAGATAAATTTTTGCTCTCGTACTCTGAAACCCGCGGTCATGCTCTCCACGTCCTCCTTTCCGTACACGTCATGGAATTTTCTGAATCTTGAACCACAAACACGAGAAGGGAACGATGCAGAGGAACAACACCGGGCCGCGTTCCCTACGATCCTGCTTCCGGCAAGCCATCAGAACGCTGCCCTCGTTTTCCCTCTGCACTCCCTTTCCCCGCCGGGGGAAAGCTCCTGTTTTTCTCTGATTTCTCAGAATGTCCCTTAGTTTAGCTCCGATATACAAGCCCCTTGCCGCCTCGTCAGGGCGGCAATTTAACGACGGACGCTCTTTATATATAAGGTAGAGGGCTTGTCTTGCTTATTTCAGCAGGGCGAATTTGAACCAATCCGGCAGGTCGGATGCTGCAATAAAATACTTTACCACCAGCACCACGGCAAGAATAATCACCGGTGCCAGCAGGTACAGCCAGCCGATAGCGTAAGCGCCGAACTCACTTTTCTTCTTTTTCATCACTATCTTCCCTTCCTTCCCACACAGGGCAGCTATCTTCCGGGTCTGTGAAATCCGCCCGATGTTCAGAATTTCCATTGAAGCACACCCATGAAAAGTTATCATGCCATGCGCAGGTGAAACACTCTTTTTCCATCACTCACGTTCCTCCCAGTTCCAGCAGGAAGCTTCCCGGCCTGTCACGGGCTGAGAATGATGTTTGTTGAAACACGTCCCGTCCTGCAAATGCCACCTGCAAAATTCACAGCTTTTGTGTGAAGTGACTTTTGCGCCGCACTCTGGGCAGTGCTTAAACTTGTACTCGCAAAGTTCTTTCTCCCCGTCGTCCGGGTCGATTTTGATTTGCTTCCAGTCCTCAACGTGAATGCCGCACTTGTGGCAAATAAATTCGTCGCAGTCTATGTAGTCTCGGTTCTCGTTGTATGTCAGCGGTTGCAGGCTCTCCGGGGCAATGGTCGGTTCGGCATTCAAACTGCCCTCGATCATCTGCACTACACTGGTTTTGATTTTCCCGTGTGTCAGCTCCCCTCTCAGTGCATACTCTATGTTCTTGAGTACCTGCATGAAATGGTTTGCATCAACCAGACGTTTTTCTTTCATTTTCTTTTCCCGCTTTCTTTCTGGGCGTTCGCTTCTTCTTTGGCAAATCCGGTATCGTCACCACAATATCCCTTTGTTTCTCCATTTCCGCCGGGATTGCCTCGACCAGACTTTTGAATTTTTGCAAGGTTTGAACCTCCGTCGCCGCGAAAATGAACTGCGCCAGTTCTTCCGGTGTTCCCTGCTGGACGGAATGACCGTCCGGGTATGTTGTGATCGTCATTTTTCTTCGCCTTTCAGTTTCAGTTCCACTTTCGGCATGGGCTGATCCGAACGGTTCATCGGTTCATAGAAATCGACCCACTGTCCACCCTCCGGGAAGTCGTGCCACGCAAGCGCGTACCGGATCGTCAGCCAGACGGTTTCTGCCCGGTATGCTCCCTTCATGGTCGTGTCGATAGATGCAGGCGGAACGTTCTGCTTCCAAAGTGCGTCCATGCCCTGCCGCATCTGGTTACGAAGCCGCATACACTTGAGAAAATCCGCTTCGTGGTCTTTATGAAACTGCTTTCGTTCTTCGGTCGTGTGGCACCGCTTTTCCATCTTGTCCACATAATCCCAGCAGCAAACCTCATTGGTGAAGTCCTCAAACTGGCCCATGCGGAACCGGAGGTATTCTTCGCACGCCTGCTTCACGGCCTGTGCTGTCTCCCGGCTCATGGTGATGGTCACGGCCTCAACCTCTGCCGGGGTCTTATTTTTTGTTACCATTCTGTCACCTCAACAAATCCTGACAGCCGGGGCACCGTAGCCATCCCGTACCAGAACCCCCTCTTTTTCCGTAAAAAACATTGTCGTCTTGAACGGAAAGTTTGCTCTGTCGATGCCAGCTTCGGCGGCAGCATCGGCCAGCATTTTGCACGGGCCGTAATCACTCCCGATGGAAAAGCCGAAAGCTTGAATGCTTTTCGCGTATTCCTCAATGCTTTTTGCCAATGCCGCCTTGAATGTGTTCAGCTGATCCAGCGTAACGCTCTGTCGCATCGTATCCGCAAGGAAGCACACTGCAACAGAGGTAAAGCTATCGTCTCCGTTGCTATGCGGCTGGTGATCCATCAGCTTTCCAGCCCACCAGCTGACAGCCTTTTCAATATCATCCTTTGCCAAAATCATACCGTTTCCACGCCTTTCTTTTTCAGAGGTTCAGGCCCCGTTCCATAGTCCGGCACCCAGCCGCCCGGCCAGTCGTGCCGCTGGCTGCGTTCGTATTTCTTGACCATTGCGGCCAGCTGAATAGCTTCCACCGCTGCGTGGATTGCCACATCATAAATGAGATTCAGGTGCTCCCGCTTCATGGGTTCGTTTCTCTTGACATCTCGCCACAGCCGGATTGTCAAGCCAAAGTGGAGCTTCCGCACCTCGTCTATCAGTTCGTCCAGTTCTTCCCGGATCACCGCATACCCTTCATGCGGACTTGCGAACATCCGAAAGCGGCGGTTTGCTGCCGCCAGCTCCTTCTTTGCCAGAGCACGGACATCTTTTGTGATAACGTCCATGGTTATTCCTCCGCCCGGCTCTTGATTTCAGCCAGCAGATCATCCAATGGAACATCGGCGAGGCAAAACCCGGCTTCTCCTTCATCCTCGGTAGAGACCCAGAGTGTAGAGGGAAAGTACAAAGCGGGGCGAACACCAATGGAGTGGTAGCACCAGCCGTCGTGGCTGGAGCCACCGGTGAGGACGCCCCAGACGTAGTTGCTATTGCTGGTGTACGGAGAGCAATTCGGCGTACCGTAAGGCGTCGCCAACCACCACGGCGTATCTACCTTCGGGATCAGCCGCCAATACTTTCCATACTGACGCAGGGTCAACAGGCCGATTCTGTATTCAACGGTTCCGTATTCGGTCTGTCCGGTTGTGTCCTGCAGGTCGATCTTGAACGGAATAAAAGTATCCAGCGGCGTACCCTTCTCGGTAAACTCTGCCAGACAGTTACCCAGATACTTCATAACATCGCTCCGGCGCAGATCGTTGGGACACTCCGGGTCGTCGCCGTCACGGAACGGCATTTTCGTCCAAATGTCCTTTGCCAGCACCAGACAATCGTGTTCGTCTGCATCCAGCTTCACAAACTCTTTGCCCAGCGCCTTGAAGATGCCGCCATTTTTCACATTGCCCAAAGTTGTGCTTTTCAAAATCTTGCTCATGGTCGTTTCTCCTTCTTATTACTCCTGCTGCTCGGAATCCTTTTCGGTGTTCAAATCATCGAACGTCTGTTCCGGTTCTTCCTGTTCACCGATGTGAGTTTCTGCCAGCATTGCAACCAGTTCTTGCAGCTTTGCTTCTGCGTAGTCCGGCACCGTATATGCCATAACGGCGGCTCGTACCCTCATGCCGTTCTTCACGACATAATAAACCGTTCCGTCGGTTTGTTTTCTCTGGTAATAGCGGATAAAACCGTTATTCTTAATTTCATCCTCCAGCGGCGCAAGGTGCGACTGACAGATAATGCCGACCATGTGGCGATCCTCGGTCACAAGCGGGATAAGGATTTCTCCACTGCAGTAAATACCGATGCCCAGTTTCTTCACTTCGACTTCATCCTTAATTGTGTCGTCAAGATTGAAACCCTGAAAATCAATTTTGTATGCACAGTCGAAGTCGTTGTAAACCACCTTTTCGATCATGGTATCCTCGCTGATTCCCAGCATAGCGCCCATCTGGTTACGGTTCAGCGGACGCGGGAAACCGGTAGCGCAGTAAATCGCCGACGCAGTTCCAATGTAGAAATCATCACTCTCGTCGTTATGGAAAACATTGCAGACAAGCTGCCGCTTGACCATCTTTGTCAGCCCTGAAAGTTTCATCTTCTGACCACCTCCACGTCCGGTTTTTCCGTTTCCCTAAACCTCGGATAAAAGGTCATTGCGCACATCCGTGCCTCACGGAGTGCTGCATCTGAGCTTTTTGCGTCCAGCTTGTACGGTAGCTGCATCTTGTTTTTCGTGTAGCTGTCAATGCCGAACAGCATGATGCTGAACTTTGCCATTTTCTACTCCCTTCTGCTTAGTTTCTTTCGGCGGGCACTTCCGGGCTTGAACCGGGCGGGGCCTATTCCCTGTGCTCACATAAAAAGGAGCCGCCGCGCCGGGCGGCTCCAAAAGGTCAGTTGATGCCGTTGATAATTGGAATGCTGTTACCGTCGCCAACGTAGGCAGGCAGTTCACCGTTCCAGCGGGATTCCACATCGGTGATTTTGTAATATTCCAGCAGGTTGCTGTTCAGGCTGTCGTTCAAGGCGCGGTTTGCTTCCGCCTTTTTCTCTGCAACGTACAGCTCTGCGTCCGCTGCAACCTTAGACTTTTCCGCTTCCGCATTGGCTGCGATCAGGTCAGCGTCCGCCGTGGCCTGTGCTTCGACACGGCGCTTGTCGGCGTCCGTCTCGGCCTTTTCCTTCTCCTGCTGGGCCTTGACCTTCGCTTCCACCGCATCGGTGAAGGTATCGGTGAAGTCAAAATTGGTTACGCTGATATACTGCAGGTCGATGTTGTACTGTGCCAGCACTTCCCGCAGTTTCGTGTCCATCTGGGAAGCGACTGCATCCCGGTTGGAAATCAGGCTGCTTGCATCGTAGTGGGCAACTACAGCTTTCACCGTTTCAAGGACACGGGGAGTAATCAGGGTGTCCTCATACTTTTTGCCGACCTCTTTGTAGATGGTCATTGCATTTGCCTGATTGATCCGGTAGCCAACCGCCACACTGGTGGAGACTTCCTGAATGTCAGAACTGAACGCTGACAAGTCCATGCTCATTTCCTGAACACGGTTATCCATCTTCACGATGGACTGCCACGGGGCCTTGAACACCACACCTGCGTCCTTCGTGCCATCCTCGACTTTGCCAAAGGTTGTGACGATGCCGGTATAACCGGTAGGGACATAGGACACACAGGAAATGCCGATAAAAATGACGGCCACCACCGCCGGGATGATTGCAGCTCTTTTTGCATCATCCGAGAAAATCAGGACTGCCAGCGCAATCAGTGCAAACAGTGCGCCGATAATAAAAAGAATCATATTTCCTCGCTTTCGCTCATTTGCTTATGTATGGGCGAAAGCTGGATTAAATCGGATCGTGGTAAATAGGGACGCCACTTTGATAATCCCATTACAGGAAGCTCACCTGCCCCTCTGGATTCTTATTTTTCGTTTCGCGCGGCTTGTAGTCCTTTTCTTCGTTCAGGACATCAACCGGATTAAATTCAAACTGCTTGCAGCGGTTCGGGCTGACAATTTTCTTTTTATCCCGGATTTCTTTTCTTGCTTCACAGTAAATTAGATCGTCGTCCTGCAGGGACGCCAGTGAACAATATCTGCAATACTGGGTCATTTCACAGCTCCAATGCGTCGATAATCTCCGCTACCATATCATTTAGAAAAGCAGCAAGCCTACGCAGAAGTGACCTTTTGGGCTGGTTGTCGTTCGGCTTGCGGCTGTCGTTCTCAATTTCAATTCCGACAACATAGTTATTGTCTCCGACAACCGTTTGCTGGATTTGAATTGCATTATTTCCTGCCTTTTGAGACTGCTTCACATCCATACTTCGTCCCTCTCGTATTGATCTTTCAGGGCAAAGTAAGTATCGAAAATGAGCTTGTGCCCCGTCCCGGACGTTTCATGCTCGACCACTTCCCTGACGGGTAAAGTCACCCTTTCGCCAAATCGTCCCTTGAAAATTCTCATTTCAAGCGATCCATCCCGGATGTTTCGCATATATTCAAACCCATACCCATCCTTCTGGGCCTCTGCTGCAACTTCTTCCAGCGCTCTTTTTATCTTCACCGCTCACCCTCCAAGCGTCGGATCAGGGCATTCCCATTTGTAGTCCTTAAATTTGATTCTCCGGTTCGTGACAAGTCTGCCCTCCACGATCTCAATTTCCCTGTTGAACTCCAAACCCATTTCATATCCATACACGCGGAAATCCACATTGTACTTTTTGGACATTTCAATGTAGGGCGTTTCATCAACGTTCCATGCCGCTTTCATGCTTACAACAAGGATCGGCTTTTCATCTTCTCTGTAAGAATCCCCGTAGACCCCCTTTTCAACAAAGTTTCTTTTCGTTCCTTCGATATAAGCGTCCTCGATCGTATCCAAACGCATCTCGCGGGCTTTCGGATCATGTTCAAATACGACAGCGTCATCTACAAGTTCATCTTCGTATGAGCCATCTCTAAACCACTTTGTGAAGTAGCAGTGCAGGCATTCTTCCACCCACCGCTTAATATCTTCCGGCTTTCCGCGGATTTTAAGTTTTCCTTTTACCCAGTTCGCCATAGTTTATTCCTCCTTCAAAACCCATACTCTATGATTTCCACAGCCGTTCCACTTCTCGGCATTCTCGTGAGTGTCCACAGCTACATCAAGGTGTTTTCCCTGAATGGCGGCTCCTTTGTCCTGCACAATGCGGATTCCTACGCCCTCAATGTACAGAACCGTTCCATACGGAAAGATGGACGTGTCCGCTGCCACAGTGACGCCTGCCTGTATAGGCTGGCCGCTGGCCGTAATTCCGTGTCCTTCTCCGCAGATATGTTCGTACTGTTCTGTGC